TTTCGGCCGAATAAATAGGTTGTTATTGGCAACATGTGTTCCACGAATATTGCTACCACCCAGATAAATTACGTCCCAATCGGCTGGTGCTTTGGACAAATATTTATTTATTTTTTGATTAAATTTGTCGCAGAAGATAACGTCGTCTTCGACAACTATCATCATGGATAGCTGGCTGGAATTAAATTGTTGCCAAAGATCCATATGTGAAAACGCACATCCTATTTCACCGCGATTGCCTTCTAAATTCTTATACATATATGAATCTGTCGCAATTCGACCTTCTATATCGCCCAGCGCCAAATCACTGCCATTAACGGCTGGAAACCGCGTAAAACTAATATTTTCACGGCTGCATTGGTCTTCTATAGATTTCATACGGTCCGCGCTACCATCCATATTTATAACATGAATATTCGCAATTTGCATCACTGCAAATGTTTCGCAGTTACAGCCACTGTTATTATATACTACTACTGCAATAAATACTACTATTAGCAATAGAATTATTATCATTAAAGGTTTCCTCATAGAATAATAATAGAATAAAAATTGAATTATAAATTAACAGCTATCCGCTAGCTATCCGCCAGCTATCCGCTGGCTATCATGTGTAACGATACGAAAAATATTAAACGAGGGTGCTATGGATTTGTAGGTGGTGTATGGATATGTTTGGCGTTGGTTATTTATTATATATTTATAATTCCATATTCCCATTATAACGATTATAAACCCCATAAGTGTAATATAACCAAGGTTGAATATCCCACTGAAATCCCATCCAATAATGATTTTCATAATAATCCTAATTGGAAATCATGTGATTGTGGTCCAAAATGTAAATCGTGGTCGCCATGTATAAAATTATATAGTAATGTCGACGAAACGCTCCTAATAAAAAATAAATATTACAAAGATCGCAACGATGATTGTACGTTTAGCGAAGATAAATGTGGGGATGGATTACAATATGTTCATAAATCATTAAGAGACGCTTACGCTCAATATACTAAATATATCAATAATACTATTGAGTGTCATTATGATGATCCAATTACCAATATTTATATTATGATGGATAATTACTTAGATACTTTATATTTCCCATTATTTATATTAATACTTGCCACTATTGTTATTGTTTATATGTTAATTAACGATTATTGTCCAATAAATAAACCGATTATAAATGAAAATGAAAATGAAAATGGAAATGAAGATGAGAATGATAATTATCTTTCACAATCGCATAATCATGAGATTATACCAATGAATGACATTATACCACCGCCATTTGACTATGAAAAACCACCGCAATTTGATGAAAATTGTCCATATCCATATGAATTGACTTTAGGGGGATCATATGAAAATCCACCCATTTATTATTATACTTCATCGATATAACTATATATTATTACATGAACGAGACTTAATAGCGTATATCGTTGCGATTGCCACTGAGACTGCTGCCGCTATCTTTTTCTTCATACAATTCTATATCTTATTTTTATGAAAAAAAATTGAATGTATAAAATCAACATAGAGATAGATTATTAAGCCTATCAAGCCTATCAAGCCTATCAAGCCTATCAGCCATGTGTATCCTATGTGGATGTTCGCCGGAGAATGAAGTTCGCTATACATTCTATAGTTGTTGCTCAATAATATGGGGTATTTTATTCGCATTATTCGTATGTTTCTTCATTATACCCTATAGTGGCCTACACAACTATAAGACGCATCAATGTAATATAACACGGGCAGATTACCCTACAACCGCACCAACGTTTGATAGTGTTGATGATTGGAAATCGTGTGATTGTGGCAAGCGATGTACTTCTTGGAATCCATGTATTCGGCTATATAGTGATGTCGATGAAGCCATAATGATTAAAGATAACTATTATGTAGATAGAAATGACAAATGTACGTTTCATAACAACAACTGTCCTAATGGAGAAAACATCCAATATATCCAGGAATATATAAATGCTTCCAGGGAGATTGCCAATAAATATCTAAATACGACCGTAGATTGCTATTATAACACGCCGACTACCAACATATATCTCGATAATAACATGTCAATGACAAATATCTATTTCATCTGCGTAATGATGATACTACTTATAATTGCGTGCTGTGTCGTATTGTATACTGATACTAAATGTAGCTGCAAAGGCAAAAGTGAAAACAAAGACCTAGAAAAAGCCACTGTATTGTCGTCAGAATATATGGTATAGAGCTACATATAATATTTTTTTCTATTTATTTAAAGGTTTATGGTGTGGATAGATGTATAAATATAAATATATATATATATATATATATATTATCATGACCATCATCGATGAGTATCTTGACTATCATATCCAATACGCCAAAGAGTATGGTGATAATACTTGTGTATTGATGCAGATCGGCCATTTCTTTGAGGCCTATGCCGTAGATAATGCCAAAGAGCAAATCAATAGTGACAATATCTATAGGTTATCGGACATTATGAATATCCAATTAACACGAAAAAATAAAACTATTCAAGAAAATCATCGTGGCAATCCGCTAATGATTGGCGTAAATATGTTGTCGGTCGATAAATATATCCAGATATTACTCAATGCGCATTACACTATAGTTTTGATTGAACAGGTGACACCTCCACCCGAACCCGAACGCAAAGTGACCGCAATCTATAGTCCTGGAACAAATATTACACATCTTACCAAGGGAGATACTAATAATTTAGTTGCCATCTATATGGAAAATGTTCGCGATATTAAAAATATGAAGGATATTCTCTATATGGGACTTAGTTCCATTGACCTATCTACTGGAAAGTGCACTGTATTTGAAACATATTCGAAGTCCTCCGATATTAATTATGCGATGGACGAGGCTTTTAGATTTATCCAGATGTGGAACCCAAAGGAGTTGGTTATATATTCGCAAACGTCGTCATCGTCCGCTGAAATTAGCGCCTATCTTGATCTCGGTGAGCGTATTGTTCATTTTAAAGATATAGATACACACTATATCAATATCAATTTCCAGAAATCTTTTATTGAAAAAATATATCCAGATCACGGCCTTATAAGTGCTATCGAATATATTGATTTGGAAACCCGTCCATATGGATTAATAGCTTTCATAGTATTGTTGGAGTTTGCCCATAAACATAATGAAAAGATTATAACGCGGATTGACCGGCCGGAAGTTTGGAATGAAAGTAATTATTTAATATTAACTAACAATTCAATAAACCAATTAAATCTTGTAGCTCACGCGGCGGTTAATACTAATACAAAATACAATTCGCTCTTTTCCGTCATAAATGGCACCAGCACTGCGGTAGGTAAGCGATTTCTACGCGAAACATTATTGAACCCTATTATTGATCCATGCGAATTGAATCGTCGCTATGATTATGTCGATTGCATAATGAAAAACGGCTATAAAATTTACGAATCTCAATTGAGTAAGATAATGGATATTGAGCGTCTCCATCGCAAAATTACCCTTGGAATATTACAGCCAGCAGATTTCGTGGGATTAGATATTAGTTATGATAGTATTATGGAAATGTATGACTACCTATCCACTAACGGCAATTCACTAAACGCTATTCTCCCATCACCTGAAACAATGTCTAAATTTATAGAATTTACTAGGGAATATAAGCGGGTATTTGATATGAATGAAATTGGAAAATATCATATGGATAAAATTAATAATTCTTTTTTTAATCAAGGAATATATGATGAAATTGATACGGTTAAAGCTTTAATTGATATGAATAACGATACGCTACACCGCATCGCCAAGAAATTGTCCGATATTATTGAAACTGGTAGTAATTTTGTTAAGGTGGAATATAATGATAGAGATGGACATTATCTTGCCATTACCAGTAAGCGAATGACGGCATTGCAAAATAAATTTAATTATATGAAAAATAAAACGATACTTATTGGCAGCGACACCAGCATAAATCCAAAAGAGTTAGATATAAAAGTGCTAAATAAAACCCAAACCCGTATTACTTCGGCGTCCATTAAACGCCTATCCTATGAAATCCGCGATAGTCAGCATAAAATTGGCGAATTATCGCGAATCAGATATATGGAAAATCTGACTGAATATGATATAAAATATATGGCGGCACTAAAAGAAATTACAATGTTTGTTGCGAAACTAGATACTTATAAATCCATTGCTAAAACCGCATTAAAGTTCGGTTATGTTAGGCCGACCATTGCTGGTGATGGCACTAACGCAAGCTGTCTTTCCGCCAAAAACCTACGCCATCCCATTATCGAACGTCTCCATGAAGAAATAGAATATGTGCCAAATGATATCGCTCTTGGCGACAATTCTATGGATGGCATGTTATTATTTGGCACGAATGCGTCGGGGAAGAGTAGTTTAATGAAAGCGGTCGGTCTAAATATTATTATGGCTCAGGCAGGATTTTATGTTGCTGCCAGCGAATTCACATATACACCCTATAAATCGCTATTTACACGTATTAATAATAATGATAATATTTTCAAAGGCGAATCATCATTTGCGGTAGAGATGCGGGAATTGCGCAATATTCTTAAGCGAAGCGATAAATATAGTCTTATATTGGGTGACGAATTATGTTCGGGAACTGAAAGTATATCGGCACTTTCTATATTTGCCGCCAGTGTTAAATTCCTAGCGAAATTGCGTGTGTGTTTCATATTTGCGACACATCTTCATGAATTGGCGAAAATGGACCATATCACGCGGCTAGATAATGTCGCGATGTTTCATCTTAAAGTAATATTTGATACGGAAATGGGTAGTTTAGTATATAATCGTAAATTGACACCAGGTAGTGGAGACGCGATATATGGACTTGAAGTTTGTAAGGCGATGGATATGGATTATGAATTTCTACAGGACGCCAACGCAATACGGCAGGAAATTATGGAAATAAAGCCGACCATAATTGCCAATAAAGTGTCTTCCTATAATTCTCAGGTAATTGTGGATACGTGTGGTATTTGTGGAAAAGACGCCGAAGATACCCATCATATTAAATTCCAATGTATGGCCGACGAGAATGGTCTTATTGATCATGTCCAAAAGGACACCAAATCTAATTTAGTGCCATTATGCGAATTGTGTCATAATAATGTCCATAATAATACATTGATTATTAATGGTTATATCCAAACTAGCGATGGTGTTAAATTAGATTATAAAAATGTTGTATCCACCGAAAAAAAGCCTAATCGCAAATATGACACTAAGCAAATCGCCATAATTGAGGCCGCTATTGAAAAACATAGTAAATTAAGTGGTAAAGTATTATGTTTAGTGATATTAAAAGAACACGGGATACAGCTGTCATCTGCGACGCTTTCAAAAATAAAAAAAGGGACTTATTAGAATATATTCATATTTTCATAAATTCAAATTTAATAGTACATGGATTTATAACTTGTTTTATATTATTTATATTAAGTTTGTCGGATACTATATTATACTCGGTTCCAATATTTTTTATTTTTATAAAATTATACATAAAAATCTGTGCTAAATATATTGCCAATTCTTTTCCTGGACATCTTTGTGGTCCTTGATTAAAGGAAATAGCATAATATGATTTTTCCATTTCAGGTGTCCATCTAGAAGGTATAAATCTATTAGGATGTTCAAAAAATTCGGTTTCTCTTAGAACTGGATTATTTAATATTATAAATTGAGTTCCCTTCTTAAAACTATATTTACTATCAAATGTATAATCTTCAGTTAATGTTCTAAATGTTGTTATAACAGGATTATTTAGCCTCAATGTTTCCAATATACATTTTCTTAGAAATGGTAATTTATATATATCGTTATGCGAAGCATCATCGATAGAATATACTTCTGCTATAATTTTGTCAAATAATTGTTTATGATTACATAATAATAACAATAATCTAGGAATGGTTGATATAAATAACCCCACTGTTGGAAAAATAAAATGTGGAATTTGATGGAACACTTCTTCTTTATCACCATCAGCAACTGACATACATCGTTCTATAAGAGAATATTTATTAGGATTATCAATATGTTTATATAGGATGTTGGAATATTCTTTTGTATTTATTTTAAAATATGGATTATAAAACACTTCTACTGAATTAGCTTCTGAGAAAAGTTTAAATACAGCATCATCTATATGATTCGCATTAAATACAATTTTCGCCACCATTTTTTTTCCTAATTTATTAAAATCATTATATGTAAGTTTAGATTTACTCTTCCATTTAACAAGTTGTTTAGCCATATCAAGATTATATTTTTCGGAATATATATGTAATTTATCGGTTTCCAATGCTATTTCGTTCATATATCTTCTTTTTTTCCATGGACATCCCGTACTAACACCCACATTTTTGGCCATAAATGATTTGAAAAATGTTTTTTTTTGTTTACCTACACTAAATAAATTAGGTGAATTATCTAATATTATCCGTACATATTTATTATTGGTCACAATAAAAGTGTTAGTTCCAAATATATTTTTCATGACAAAATCTCCATAGTTTTGTTTATTGGTATTGTATAAGTTTATACCTGACCCATCACTTAATATTAAATCGGAAATCTTATACCAAAAACAATTAGGAGCCAATATTCCTCGCAATACTATTAAGTGGGTAAGTATAATAAGTTTCAAATTCTCTCTATTAAAATAAATTAATAACATTAATACAATTAATACCAATATAATTTCAGTTATCATATTATATCATATCATATTATCACATTATATTACGTTCGATGTTATATATTATTAGGTTCCATACCACCATATATTTAATAAAAATATACAAATAATATCTGTTCCATTCATCTTTTGTAAAATTGTATGATTTAGATAATGTCGCTTTAATCATAATTGAAATTGATGATATTATGGATATGATGAAAAATCGTTTTTGCATAGTTAGATTGAACATATCGGCTATAACCAACGAAATTATATTCCAGATACCAAACCATAATGGTGCTACTAATGTATAATGATAGTAATCGTAATTTTTTACTGTATATTGTTGAACAGAATAGAAAAATGGTGCGAACACAAGATAAGATGAACCAACTACAAATTGTGTCAAATACTTCATATACTATTACATTGTTTTATTTTAATATCGTCAGAACTATTGCAATAATAATTTGGATATATACATTTTTCTTCTGGTCCTATTATACCATTAGAACATCCACTATTGTTAGGATTGCAATATATAATTTGTGAACCATTTTTATATAATGCTATATATTGGGGTGTCCCGAAGGTATTAAAATTGGATGGCCTTAGTGATTTAACAAATTCAATCCAGGTATTGACATTTATATATGTCGATAATTTCATTAATATATCGTTATTGGTGACGGTAATAACGGCAGAGCCTATTGCTATATTAATTAATTTGTTATCCTGACGATTTATTATATTTTCTGCGGCATAGATTTCTGCGGCATAGGTTACCGCTGTCCGGAATTCGAGCGCCGACATATTTTTCACGGTGGATAAATTCACCACCAATCCGAGGCTCTCTGGTGCTGGTGTAGTTGTGAATAATACTGGTGTACTAGATGTTAAGGAATATGGTGTTGTAGTTGGCACCTCCTTATGAATATCCATTTTTTCTATTTTTGATATATATTTATCTGGTGTCTTTGGTACCGAATTAGTAACGGCTCTATTTATTTTGTATATTCCAGATACATCTGGGGGAGGGGGCAAGTAATTTATTTTAAATTCTTGTGTGGCAGCATCAAACGTCATATTATTGCCGTGGTAGTCGGTTAATATGTTTGTGGTTGCGCCACCATCTATTATTATAGGTGGCTGAGGTATATTGGAATTCTCAGGTTCAGTGTTATTCTGATTGGTATATATACTATATGACAGCACCTGCAAGGTTTGATCACTTGTATTATTTTGTATCTGAACAGTTTGGTCATTATTAATAATCAATTTCATTATAATAATCTGTTATTATTATTATTACCATGGCTAACAAAATATTTAGTCATATTCCAGCCGCAATTATTAAATTACATCGCAATATATTGCCCGTCGCGGCTTCAGGGTCTTGGATTACCGATAAATCTAACAAACGCTATCTCGACTTAACATCGGGAATTGGCGCATTATCCACAGGCCATAGTCATCCATACATAATTCATAAAGTTATACAGCAATTAAACCGTATAGTTCATGTTCCACAACAGGTATTTGCCAGCCATCCAGCTCAATTGGAATTAACCGAAAAACTAATAGATATAATGCCCGACAAATCGCTAGATAATATATTTTATGTGAATAGTGGTTCGGAGGCAACCGATAATGCCATCAAAATCGCCAGGAGGTATACAAAGAAAACCAATATCATATCAATGTTAAATGGATTTCATGGTAGAACTTTAGGAGCTTTATCTATTACTAGTTCTAATACGTCATGTAAATTCGGCCTTCAGCCATTAATGCCTGGCTGTTTCTTTTGTCCAGATTTCACACGGGCATCTATAGATAATATCCTAACCTATAATTCCGCACCAGAGGAAACCGCGGCCATTATAGTTGAACCAGTATTGGGTGAAGCAGGTGTTATCGCCATACCAGCCGATTTTATGCGATATCTCCAAAAGGTATGTAACGATAATAATATTATGCTAATTGCCGACGAGGTTCAGTGTGGTGCTGGGCGAACTGGAGTGTGGTGGGGTGTAGAAAATTCTAACGTCGTTCCCGATATAATGACAATTGGTAAAGGAATTGCTGGCGGATTTCCATTAGCCGGAGTTGTTTCCAGGAGCGAAATAATGAATGCGATAGATAAAGGCTGCCTTGGAGGGACTTATGGTGGCAATGCGATCTCATCTGCTGCCTCATCGGCAACAATTGACATCATTCGCAACGAAAAATTATTAGAAAATGCGAAGGAAATGGGCGACCTAATATATCATGAATTGTCAAGGGTTTCCTATATTACATCAATACGTCAGTATGGATTAATGATAGGTATAAGTTTAGACCCACGCATACAGACCTCCGAGGTTGTTGCTAAATTAAGAGAAAAAAAAATATTGGTGCTTACGGCTGGTGTAAATGGCCAATATATTAGGCTCCTCCCGCCATTAAATGTTAGTCGCGAAGAGATCCTTTTATTTACTAATACACTTTGCGACTTATTGTCGTAATGGTTTTGTCATATATCTGTTGCCGTTGCCTTTGAAGCCGAGGGCGAAGCCTTGGCCGCTATTGTCAATGAGTGTTAATTTCCATAGATTATTATTTTGTGCGGCAATCGATTCAGCACACGCCATTAATTTCTCTGTCCGATTCATTTTTATTTCGCGAATCAAAGCGGTTCCATTATTAATTTTATTTATTCGCATTCTTATAAATCCATATACATGTTGTCTATCTCTACTTATAGAACTAATGAAATACTCGACACCAGAATTGTCGGAATATTCGTGAACAACAATTATTTCGTTATTGATAGAAGGGTATTCAGTTTCTTCCAAACCATTATTCAATTGAATCCATGGAAATACTTGATGATTCGGTAGTGATAAAAGATCCATTAATGCTGCGCTATCCATATTCATATTCATATTCATATTAATATTAATATTCCATTCATCGGCGAAGAATAGAGGGTTATCGATATTGTATCGGATATG